ATAATGTGGATAACTTATCCTAGATAATCAGTTAATTTGTTTACCGTGTTCGTTAACATTTTGTTTGCTTCATACTCTTTTTCAAAAAGCCCTTTCCAATAGTCACGTTCTTTTTCAAGTCTTTCACATGGCAGTTCTTCGCTTGTCGGTTCATTCATCATTTTTCTTAAATCTTTGTCAGCCTGTACAAGCCCTACCATTTCTAACGCTTTGAAAAAATCATTGTCAAACCATTCCATTTTTGTTACCTCCTTTAATTGATATAATCATTATAACACATTTAAAGCAATAATGCAATACCTTTTTCACATTTCATTTTTACTTCCATGCTTACAAAACGTACATTGCCTATTTTGTAGTTATTGGCTAGCCACTTTAATTGCGTGATATTTTTAGACCTTGTAAGCAAAGTATTTTCTTTGTGGTCATCAATCGTAAGCGCATATTTTAATTTACATGACGGGTCAACTTTATCACTTATGTATATAACACCATTCTTAAAATCGCTATAAACGCCGTAGTTATTTCCGTCATATTCAATAGTGAAATTGTATCGTGCAGACGTTTGCATTTTTTCTATAAAAGAATAGTTATCATAAACATAGTCACCGTCTTTTGCATATTTTCCGTAGTCTGTTCCGTTTAACATTCGCAAAAATTTTGATTTTTCTTTCTTTTCTTTCAAACCACTAGAACCAATTGCATATTGAAAAAGCACATTTTCACTTGTCCAAATACCGCCTTTTTCTATTGGTGGGATATTAAAAGCGGGGTGCAAGTGATAGGGATTGTGAAATTTTGTGTTATTCCCTAGCATAAATACAATAACCCTATCCTCTTCCCTGTCTATTGTATGATATATAGACAGCAATAAATCGGGTTCTTTCCAACCATTAACATACGAAATAGCCTGTTTTTCTTCTAACATATATTCATCAAAAATCATGTATTTAACACGCGGGAAACTTCTTTTCTTTATTTTCACCGCTTCACTTAAAGCAATACAATAGCCTAATTGTTTCTTTTCTGTTATATCACTTTCGGAGTGTTCAACACACAAAAACATATCTTCATTTGTAAATTCAAAAGTATAGTTTTTAAACTCGTTAGCAATAACCTTTTGATATGCCTCTTCTAATACGCCGTGTTTCTTTTCGTCCTGTGTTCGCACAATATACACAAATTCAAAACCCTTTTCTATGCACTTATCAAGAGTAAACATTTGACAAGTATATGTCTTACCTAAAGAACGTTCACCGTTGATAAGATTAAAATTTCTTTGATATGGTAATATGTCGTATATGTTCCAATGTATACCGTCATAAACGTACACTTTTCTAACCTCCTTAAAAATAAAGTAAGACATACATTGTTCAAAACGTAGGTGTCAGCCCGTTCACCGTGGGACGGTTTCACCCGTTGACTTCCCACTAGTGCCGTTAAGATTAACAAAATGTATGCCTTACATTTGTTATTATATCATGGCTTTATTGTAAAGTCAATATCTTTTAGTACAATTCCTCCTTGAACGTGTGTAAATTGTAATTTACCCTCAAAACTTGAACCCGCAATAAAGTTATCCCACGTAACGTATTTATAGCAACGTGACGGCATACCCGCACACGTTATATTTAATTCGCCGTCAATTTCTTCTATATAGGTTTTTTGTCTTACAAAACGCGCCCTTGTGAATGTGCTTTCGTGTTTCCATGCGCCTAATTTTACAGGGTCAACTTCAAGCCCTTTCGGGATTTCTGTACCAATTAAATGTAAACTATCGGTATCAGCATAAAGGAATCTATCATATACTTTTTGTGCGCTAGTAATTGTCTTGTGTCTAGCCCAAGCCGTTATAAAAGTTCCTACGGGTATATAAATTGGGTTACGCGTTTCTTTTTCTCCTAATGTGTATTTTATTATACCGTTATCGTAGTAAGGTATTTTTGATTGTACGTTAGGATTTAAAGCAAATTTACCATAAAGCGCGTTAAGCATAAGTTTAGCAAGTGTACGCATAGCCTTATTGCCGTTTAACGTGCTTTCCATTTTTACCGCGTTCCATTTGTCTATATATTCTTTAAATAGCCCCGTTGTGCTTTTGAATTTCCACCCGCTATGCCACGTTATATTATATACGTGGTAATGTTCAAAAAATAGTTCAAGGTCAACAGATGTTAAACACATTGTAACTTCTTCATCTTCACTAGATGAAAGGTAAGCCGTAGGCATAAAGGAAAGATTGTTTTTTAATTGTATTGTGGGTATGTAATTTTCTTTCAATTCAAATTGACAAGTAAACATTTGCACATATAAATTATACAATTTATCAGGTTCATATTTTCCCTCAAAAAATATACCCTCTCCGTATGGTAACGGTTGATAATACATAACGGACGGGTAAAGACTGTTGACGTCTAACACTATCCCCTCGCCTATATCTTGTCCTTGTCTTCTAGGATCACAATACGTAAAACCCCCTTTGTAACTTTGTCTAACGTCAAAATCATAATCGGGTATAGGAAACCATTTACTAAAATTCTTTTTTCCTACAATTTTCTTATAGTCATATAGCGCGTTACTCCCTTGTGTCATTTGGCGTAAGTCTTGATTGAATAATGTCAATAAAGCCCGTGACATAATTTCAACGTCATTTCTTAAATAATCTATTTCTTGTGATGTTAAAATATGCCCTATTTCTCTTTTTTCATTATAATCTATTTCTAGTTTAGATATAGGTAAATTGAAACCCTTTGCTATTGCTTCAACGCTGAACGGTAAAATCTTCAATGAATCATAGATTATAATTTTTTCCGTTTTGTCTTCATCCTTGTTAAAACAAATTTCTAACGAATAAAATTGTCCTTTATCAGATATTAGCGTTGTAAACGTTTTTGTTTTTAATTTTTTTCTATCTGTAACATGCTTATAACCATGTTCAAATAAATAACATAATATAAATTCGCCGTCAAATTTTAAGTTATGAAAATAAAAAGTTGAACCTATGTTATTTTTAGCAAATTCAATAAACCATTCTAAACTATTGCCGTATTTGAAACTATGCGTTTCATCAATACTACATATCCCACAAGCCCACACGCGACAGTCTAGAGGGTCGGTTGTTGTTTCAAAATCAGCAGTAAAAAGCATATTTTAATACCTCCCCCTCTTCTTATATTTTACGCGTAGCCGTTACTTTCAAAATGTTCTATTATAGATTCAATCTTTAAATCAACCTCTATTGGGTCATAGATAAAATCTATTTGTAGAACAGGGTCATTATAAAAAAGGTCTGTGAACTTGTCGGGGGGTATGTTTTCCACAATTCCAATTATATCATTACCTTTTGCACCAAATACATTATAAATTCCTTTGATATAATTTTCTTTGTACCTTACCATTTTATCATAATTATAATTGCTTTTAACTTGTTTTTCTACTGTTTCAATAAACTTATTCCATTCTTGCGGGCGTATTTTATCAATATTATACTTTTTTGGATTTAGGTTGTTTGCTTGAATACTTCCCATTGTACCCTTGTACGTTGATACATTAGCCCTTTTTCTTTCAAGCGTTCTTTTTCTGTTAATCTGTGCAACTTTATAGCCTATTTCTTTTCTTTGCCATGTCGTAGTTTTAATACCGTTTTTACTTGTATACGGTTTTTCAGCACCCTTTTTTAAGAAACGCGAAAAGCTATTAACTTCACGGTTGAAATCTTTACGCGTTCTAATGTTCGCCGTCAATTCTTTAACCGTTATTTTTTCGGGTAAATACGGCGCAAATTCGGGGTGCTTTTTTAGCGTTCGCGTTATTTTGGCGTTGAACTGTCTAACTGTGTTAGATATTTTTTTTCTATCAGATTTACACCATTTAATGTTATATTGTTTAGGCATTTATAAAAATCTCCTTTATAAGATACTAGAAAACCGCGCGTTTCTATCTTATTGTATAAAACAAGGTCATAAAGTTCATTATTATTCACCCACAATTTAAAGCGTTTATACAATGAATATACTAACGTTTCCCTGTTTTTCTTGAATTGTTCGTTAAACTTTTCAAGGTGGTTATTACTACTAAAATAGAATGTTATGTCATTCAAGGTAGTTTTGTACGGCGATTTTATTAAATCATAAACAATACCGTTTCTTGTCATACTCATAATTGAAAATAGCGGGCGAACTATAAGTCCGCCCGCTTTCCTCCTTACTTATTCTATTTAACCATATTGAAAGTAAGTAATTTCCTATCGCCCTTTGTAATCTGAACAACCTGTAATTTAACGGGCTTTTTCCATGTTGTCGGGTTTCCTTTGATTGCAAAAATCTTTTTCAGTGCGCTAAACACACCCAATGAAACCGCCTGATATCCTACGCCATCCTTGTCAATCAATACAATTCTAGGACACATATTTGTTTCACCTGTTTCACGGTTCACACACGTTACTACTTCACAAAATACGTGCTTAACATTGATTGTCATGTTGATACAATCGCCGATTCTTTTTTCTGGGTTGTTCATTGCGTTGAAAAGAATAACTTCTTCATCTTCATTTTTTGGAATCATTGAACAAAACTGTGTTTTACGTTCCGCTGTCAAGTCCATAATAAAACGTTCGTCCTCGTCCATTACCGCAAGTGTTGTGTTTCCCTCTGCCTGTTTGTTGTCAAATGGTGTCATACCTTTTACGTTTTCAAATTCGCTCATTTTGTTGTTCTCCTTAAATTTTAATGTTCCCCGTATGCGTCCGCTAGGTCAGACTTTAATGTTTCACGTGAAACATTATTCTTCTGTTTCGTTCTCGTCCTTTTCGTTCCCGCTGATAACTTCCGCTAATTCCATGAATTTTTCAAACGGCAGTCCATAAGTCACTTTTTCTGTGTCAATTCCTGTGATAACATAGTTACCATTTTTACCGTGCTCTTTACGAACCAACTTTAAAGCCTTGTCGTTGTTCATTGTAACATTGCTGATAGAAATAGGCTCTAAAGGGGTTGTCACGATTTTACCATTTTCCATAGTTACGCTTGCACTGTTGATTGTGTGCGTTTCAATCGTTCTTGTCACTTTCTTCATTTTTGTTTACCTCGTCTTTTCAAATTTTGTCAAGTCATGTTTTCTACTCTTATCCATTCGTGAAAGAACCTTTTTCATTATACACATGTCAGACTTTGCTGTTTTTCATGTGTCCGTTGTTCTGAATCACTTTATGTTTACTTGCATTTCTTAACTGTCTTTATTATATCAGATTGTTGTAGAAAATGCAAGCGTTTTTTATAATTTTCTTCAAATTATTTTTTTCTTGATTGAAATATGGTATAATATAGGAAAGAAAGGAGGGTTGTTCATGGATTGGAATGTAGTAGTACAGGCGGTTTCAACTTTTGGTTTTCCTATCGTTATGTGTGGGGCAATGGCTTATTATGTCAAGTACATAACCGACAAACACAGGGAAGAAGTCAGCAAACTAAACGAACAGCATAAACAGGAAATGCTTGATATTGTTAAGGCTGTTGACAACAACACAATAGCCTTAACAAAACTATGTGAAAAATTAGACAAGGAGGTTTAAAATTATGGCTAGTGCTAATGATATTGTAAATCAAGCCCGTGCATGGTTAGGCAAAAATGAAGCAGACGGAAGTTTCAAAGAAATCATTGACGTATATAATAGTCACAAACCGCTTGCCCGTGGTTATGCCGTAAAATATAATGATGAATGGTGTTCAACTTTTGCAAGTGCTGTTTCTATCAAATGCGGGGCAACTTCAATTTTCCCTATCGAATGTAGTTGTGAAAAACATATTGAATTGTTTAAGGCTTTAGGCTCATGGATTGAAGAAGAAAGCATTATACCTAAAGCGGGTGACGTTATTTTTTATGATTGGAATGATAACGGTGTAGGCGATAACAAGGGATACGCCGACCATGTTGGAATTGTTGAAAGTGTTTCAAATGGTGTTATTACAGTAATCGAGGGCAACAACAGTTCAGCAGTTCATCGAAGAACAATTTCTGTTAATGGGCGTTATATTCGCGGTTATGGTAGGCCTAAATACACAGATGAAACAAGCAAACCAACACAGAATATTGATACAATCGCTAAAGAAGTTATTGCGGGCAAATGGGGCAACGGTGAAGACAGAAAAAATAATCTAACAAATGCGGGTTATAATTATGCGGAAGTTCAAAGCCGTGTTAATTCTATTCTTAATGGTAGTGGTAACGTTGGCAAGAAAAGCAACGAAGAAATTGCACGTGAAGTTATTCGTGGTGATTGGGGTAATGGTAATGACCGCAAAAATCGCCTTACCGCAAGCGGATATGATTATTACACCATTCAATCAATCGTCAATAATCTATAATGTTTCACGTGAAACATTATACAGAAAAGGAGGGTCTAAAATGGCGTGGATAGGTGGAAACCGTTATCTTTCACATTCAGAAATGGAAAATAACGCAACTATTGTTTGGAATTATTTAGGCTCTAAAGGTTGGACTATTAACGCTGTTTCTGCTATATTAGGAAATATGCAAAGTGAAAGCACAATAAACCCTAATATATGGGAATCGTTAAAGGTTAATTATTCGCGTGGCTATGGTTTAGTTCAATGGACACCCGCAACAAAATATATAGATTGGGCGGGGGCTGATTGGGAAAATGGTGATAAAGAACTTGATAGAATTATTTATGAGGTTAACAACGGTTTACAATGGTTCGCAAACCCTAGCGCGCCGATTGTTAACCCTCCGTTATCATTCAAAGAATTTAGTACATCAACAGCTCCTCCCGCTACATTGGCTAACTATTTCTTGTGGTACTATGAACATCCCGCCGTAACTATTCAGCCAATACGAGCAGAACAGGCAAACTCATGGTACGAATATTTAAGCGGTAAACCACCCGAACCACCCGAACCGACAGGCAAGCAAGGTAAATTGCCTATTTGGGCATATTGTAGATTATTTTAAAAAGGAGTGATTTAAAATGGCAATTTTAACAAAAACAGGCATGAATAAAATCTTGCGTAGAATCATGGAAACAGGAGGAATGACCCCCGAAATGGAGGAAGATATTCAACGTTTACGTGATGATTTTGACGAACGTGAGGGTATTTTGAAAAAATACGGTGAAACGTATGACGGTGAAGACGCGGACGAATACGAATATACAGGACGCGACACGGACGAGATTTACACACCAAAAGAGGAAGAAAAGGACGCTAAAGAATGGCGTACAAAATACGAGGAAATGAAAGCCCGTTATCTTGACCGCTTTTTTGGTGGTGTTGAAAACAAAGACTTTAAAGAAACAATGGAAGAAACACGAGAAGACGTTGAACGTGACGGCGAACCTCAAACGTTTGATGAACTACTTGAACGTGTTGAAGGCTAGCAAAATTATAAAAGGAGGATATAAAAATGCCTACAATCCCTAAAAAGGCTAAAAGCCTTAGTGAAATGAACAGCGCGGATATTCTTAATGTTACGCGCTCTGAAATCGGTGGTACTTATGCCGACCAAATTCCCGCAGTTGTAAAAGTTGGTGACACATTGCCAAACGGAAGAATTGCAACACAGGCGGATTCTATCGCTTCATTGCGTGGAATCGGTGAAATTATGATGACTTATCAGCCGTTACAAAATGCTTTCTTGTCCGCGCTTGTAAACCGTATCGGGCGTGTAATTATCACAAGTAGACTTTATGAAAACCCGTGGGCGGGCTTTAAGAAAGGTTTGCTTGAATACGGTGAAACCATTGAAGAAATTTTTGTTAACCTTGCTAAACCGTATCAGTATGACCCTACTGTTGCGGAAAGTGAAGTTTTCAAACGTAGGATTCCAGACGTTCGCGCGTCTTTCCACAGCATGAACTATCAGAAATTCTACCCTACAACCGTTTCTAACGACCAGTTAAGACAGGCGTTTCTTTCATGGCAAGGAATCACCGACCTTATCGGAAAGATTATTGAACAGGTTTACACGGGTGCTAATTATGATGAATTTCTTGTGATGAAATACATGATTGCACAGGTAGCACTTAAAGGGGAGATTTACCCTGTAAATGTACCCGCAGTAACCGCCGATAATGCGCGTAGTGTAACAACTACTATGGTAGCACAGGCAAGAAAACTTTCGTATATGTCAAGTCAGTACAATCTTGCGGGCGTTAAAACATATACAGACCCTAACTCTTTGTATATGATTCTAACAACTGATATTGAAAGTATATTTGACGTTGAAGTTTTGGCATTGTCTTTCAACATTAATAAAGCTGAACTTATCGGGCGACAGATTGGCGTTGACGGTTTCGGTATTATTGACGAAGAAAGACTCGTAGAGATTTTCAAAGACGACCCATATACAAATTATGTACCTTTCACAGAAGAACAGAAAACAGTGCTTTCTTCTATTGCGGGATTAATGGTTGATGAATCATGGTTTATGATATTTGATAACTATTATAACATGACAGAAATTTACAATCCACAGGGCTTATATTGGAATTACTTCTATCATGTATGGAAAACCTTTTCTATTAGTCCGTTCAGTAACGCCGTTTTGTTTACCACAGAAACACCCGCAATTACTAGCGTTACAGTTTCGCCCGCTACGGTGACAGTTGCGAAAGGTGCAACGGCACAGTTTAGAGCGGTAGTTGTAAACACAGGTTTTGCACCAAAAGACGTTATTTGGACGGTGACAGGAACGGAAGACGTAACAAGCAATATTGACGTTAACGGGCTTTTAACTGTATCGGGTACAGAAGCAAATACAACGCTAACGGTTACGGCTATAAGTGTGTTTGACGGTTCAAAGAAAGGAACAGCAACGGTAACAGTACAGGCGTAAGGAGGGTTAAACATGAATGTAATACCAATGACACCTATAACAAGTGTAAAGGTATGTAAAAATGTTCCCCTTGATTCTACCTATAAGGACACGTTAGATTTTTCTAGCGTGTCCGCACAGGTAGCATATTTTACAGGTAAAGCAAAATATACTTTTACTAACCTTACACCCGTAAGACTTCAAAATGCATTAAGATTGCCTGTTAACGCTGATAGTCTTTATGATTGTAATTATATCATGTTTCAAAACGCTAATTTTGCTAATAAATGGTTTTATGCGTTTATTAAAGACATTCATTTTGTCAATGTGAATATGAGTGAAATTGAAATTGAACTTGATGTAATACAAACATGGTGGTTTGATATAACAATAAAACCGTCATTTGTTGAAAGGGAACATATAAACAATGACGCTATTGGAAACAACTTAATTGCTGAAAACCTTGAATTAGGCGATTATATAGCAAGGGATTTTGACGGTACGAATACTTTAGGTAAATCTTCAATCGTTGTTGCGGCTACAACAGATAGTGAGGGTACAAAGGTAACAGGCGGAACTTATTGTGGTATTTATAGCGGGTTATATTTTAGCGTGTTTAGTGATTATAGCGGTGTTAATGCAATGATTGAAACGTTAACTAATGCTAATAAAAGTGACGCTATTGTAGCAATCTTTCAAATGCCAACGGCCATGGTTGGTGAAATAGGAAGTAGTGCGAAAAGTTATGATATTAGCAAAGATAAAAACTTTTCCGATATTGACGGTTATACACCACGAAACAATAAGTTATTTACACACCCGTTTAATTTTTTATATGTAACAAACCTTAACGGAAACGGGGCTGAATTTCATTATGAATATTTTAGCAACAGTTCATGCACGTTTGTATTGGCGGGTGATATGTCGTGCAATCCTCAAATATTTTTAGCCCCTACTAATTACAAGGGTGTACCCGCTAACTACAATGAAAAAATGGTACTTGACGGTTACCCTCAATGTGCATACTCAACAGATTCATTTAAAGCATGGTTAGCTCAAAACGGCGCAAGTACAGCGGTTAGCGTTTTAGGTAGCGCGTTCACGACATCGGTAGGAATATCGTCATTAAAGCCGTTAACAATAGCGGGCGGTGGTTTGAGCATAGCGGGAACGCTTGCAAAAATTAGCGAAACCGCAAGTTTACCGCGACAAGCACACGGTTCAGCGGGTTCAAGTGCTAGTTTTGCCGTTGGTATTAAAGACTTTGCTTTTATGCACATGACTATTAGACGCGAATATGCAGAATTGATTGACGATTATTTTGATATGTACGGTTACGCTACACATCAAGTTAAAGTGCCTAATATAACAGGCAGACCGTCATGGAATTATGTAAAAACTATTGATAGTAAAATTATCGGTAGTGTTCCATTTGATGATATGAACAAAATTCGCTCAATATTTGACAGCGGTGTAACCTTTTGGCATGGTGATTGGGTGGGAGATTATACCCGTAACAATAAGAATTAGAAAGGGGGTAGAAAAGCATGAGTAAAAGCGCAAAAAAGCGTTGGCAATCGGCAGAGTTAAACAACAAGACCTATATTGATTATTATAATAGATTAATGGAATTAGCACTAAACGTCTTTGAGTGGGAAAACCTACCCCCTAGCGTTGATGAAAGATTTCTTGAATTAACTTTGTATGAAATGGGTTATTGTCTGTACTTTAATGATGAAATTATAGGAAACCTCGCACTAACTTGCACGATTGGGGGTAAACTTGACGTTTACCGCATACCTGTATTGCGTAGGGCTTACGCTGTGAATGGCTATAATAAATTGTGTAGTACAAAAGATAGTGTTTTGATATTTAATAACTATCTTCATACGCCTACACAATTAACCATTGAATTATTCGCGCGTAGGCTTTATGAAATTGAAAGGGCTATTGACGTAAACGTAAAAGCACAGAAAACCCCAACGCTTATTTTATCGAGTGAACAGCAACGCTTGACAATGATGAATCTGTATATGCAGTATGACGGGAACGAGCCTTTTATATTTGGTGATAAGAATATGGATATTGAGGGAATAAAAAGTTTAAAAACAGACGCGCCGTTTGTGGCTGATAAACTTGAAAACCTTAAACATCAAATATGGAATGAAGCGTTAACATTTTGCGGTATTGAAAACAGCAATCAAGATAAAAAAGAAAGGCTTGTAAGTGATGAAGTTGGTAGCAATTACGGAAATGTTGAAGCACAAAGAAACGTTATGTTAAACGCCCGTAAACAAGCGGTTGAAAAAATAAACGCAATGTTCGGTACTAACATTGACGTTCATTTTCGTTCTAATCTTCAAACAATGGTAAACATTGAAAATGTTTCACGTGAAACATTAGAAGAAAGTGAGGGCGAAGAAAATGAGTAAATACACAACGCAAGTAAGGTGGATAATTGAACAAGCAACCTACGAAAATCAAGACTTATCTATTTCACAAAGAGTTGCTTTAGCGTGTTCTAAAATTTTCAATTTTGATTTTCCTATATGGGATGAAGAATATAGAGCAACCCTTGAAAAGAAAATTTTAATGCACTACTTTAATAAAGAAATAGGCTTTGAAACAGTGGGGTTGTGGAAATTCTACCTTGAAGAACGTTTAAATTTGATAATGCCATATTATAATAACCTCTATAAAACGACCGTTCGTGATTATGATTGGCTTACTGATACAAACTCACATGAGACTTATATTGGAAATAAGAAACTACAGGAAAATGCAAAATATGACGCTAACGGAAATGTAAAAGACAGTGGAGATGAAAAATTTAGTGGTACGGATTCTAATGAATTAAAAGTCACTCAAAATCAAAATTCTAAAACCTTATCTAGTGATTTACCACAAGCAAATTATGCAGATATTGATTACGGCACTGAATTAAAAGAGGAGGAACAAAATAATACTAATAATGAAAATGCAACAGCAAAGAACAATAGCACAACAAACAGAAGTAGCACAACAGATACAACACAAAATAGTACAAATGATTTGCAAAGCAACACGGACGATATTTATACACGTGACCGTGTAGGGGCGTTTGGAAGTCGTTCGCTAACCGAATTGTTAATGCAGTACAGAGAAAGTTTAATAAATATTGACGCTATGGTTATTAACGAACTAGCCGATTTGTTTATGACTATATATTAAGGAGGGGGGTTCTTTATGAGCGCAAATTTTTTACCTAATCAAAACACATACACCAATCAAGGAACGTTTCGTTTTTGGTGCCAAAAAGTAATTCCGCTAGTATATGATGATTCATTATCATATTATGAATTACTTTGTAAGGTTGTGAACTATCTTAACAACGTAATTGAAGATTTAAAGAAAATGGGGGGAGATATAACAAATTTATATAATGCCTTTGAACAGCTTCAAAATTACGTTAATAATTATTTTGATAATTTAGACGTGCAAGAAGAAATAAACAAGAAATTAGATGAAATGGCAAAAAACGGAGAATTAAATATTCTTTTGCAAATGAAAGCAAGAATGGTTTTACCTAGTGGAGATACAACAGGAAACACAGACACTACAAATATCCAATCTATGTTAGATAAGTTTGGTTATGTAGAACTGTTCACAGGGCTATACTATATAAATTCGCCTTTACTTTTAAAGAGCGGAAACGTTATTATAGGTTCGGGAAACGAAAATACAGTTATTGAATGTACGTCGGATTTTGCAACATTCAAAGATAACAATAGTGCCGACAAACTCATAATGAAAGATTTTAGAGTTAATAGCACTAATGGGGATAATACAGGATTAAATTTTATTGGTGCGACTGCTCAACCATATACGGGGATTAGATATTCTTTTTTTCAAAACTTGCATTTATTCGGTTTTACTGTTTGCGTTTCTATGCGAGGCGCGTGGTGCGTTAAATTTGACCATTGCCGATTTGAAACACAAACACAATGTGTAAATCAAAGTGGTACTTGTAATAATGTTGAATATACAGAATGTCAATTTTACGGCACTGAAAATGTAACAACGGGTATCAGAATAACAGGAGACGGAGGTTCTGAGAATTACGGAATTTATTTTAATAACTGTGATTTTGAGAAGCACCAATACGGATTAAATCTTTTTTCAACAGTTGGCGTTTATATAAATGATTTATATGTCGAACATATAAATACCGTTATAAACGCAGATAATTGTATTAACTTAATATTAGACGGGGGAACTTTAAATTATATACAAAGAGTTGCTAACGTTGCCAAATCGGCAAATAATTCATTTTACAATGTTACAACATTTACTATGTTAAACGCATCTGTGCGTTATAATAAAACTGAAAAAAGTTGCTTGGTGTATATATCTAACAATGTTCCTGTATACGTTGAAAACATTACAGTCATAAACCTAAAAGGTGGAAGTGTGTATTTGAAAAACACTGATGCCGAAACAAATTATGATTATAATGGTGACTATTATATCGAAAATTTAAGTACACCAAATTTCAACGGTAGATACACAAATAGCAAAGGAAACATTGTAAAAACAGATGGAATAAAAAGAAGAGATAGTGTTAAGTTAATAGGTGCTAATATTGAACTAATAAATGGTGCAACAATAGACAACAATACGGAAGTACATTTAGTAAATACAGACGGTACAATATTATATCGGTTTTATATCAATCAGGGTACTTACGAAAGTGGACATATATTTAATGGTGAGATACTAAGTAGTACCTACGATTTAATAACTAGGGATATTAACATTAGTGCGTCATTTACAACTCCAACAGGAAATACTGATGTACAATTTAAGTGCAACTGTAAATTCGCTATTGGTGAAATGCAACCGAGAGCACAAGTGTTAATAGTTACAAGTCAAGTGGTAGATACTGACATTTAAAATAACCCTTGACAAATACCGCTAATTTTGATATACTTGTATTAACAAATAAAACAGAATCTCAAGAAAGGCGGTATTTGAACAAATGAAGCAAACAAAATGTTAACGAACACGGTAAACAAATTAACTGATTATCTAGGATAAGTTATCCACATTAT